GGTACACCTTCATCTTTTACTGCGAATAGATCAGTAGTTGTTAATTCTGCTGGTACAGCATTGGTATATGCTCCAGCAAGTGTAGATTTAAAGACGACTTGGAATATACCACTCTAAATAATACAGGGATTAAAAGATTATGGCACTAACAGCATATAACGGAAAAAGTAATACAGGTGGTTCTCAGATACAAACTCTGGTTAATCATACTAATAGTTCTGGTGGTGTTGAAAGGGTAATTATAAGTTTTATTAGAACACATGATAGTAGTCCAGCTAATGGATATTTTAATATTCAATGGGGTAATGCTAGTGATCTTATAGATCTTCAGGTAACTTATCATATTTCATCTGGTAAGAATCCTGCTCTTGGTGCAACTGGATATAATACTGCCGTATATCAAAATGCTGGCAATTATATGGGACATACTGGTGGAGGTGGTGGAGTTACGGGAAATTTACCAACAGAACTCTATATTGCCGATGGTGAGAAGTTTATGTTAACTTCTTATGGTCAAAGTCATGTGAAAGGATATAGCATTTTGGTGATACCAGAGGGAAGTTAAGTGGCAAATATTAATTTTCCAAATAATCCAACAATTGGTGATACTCATGTTTTTGGTGCAGCGTCATGGAGATGGAATGGATATGCTTGGGATAGAATAGCATCTCCTGGTTCTCCTGGACCTCCTGGTGCTACAGGTTCTCCTGGTTTAACTGGTCCTAGTGGACCTGCTGGTCCTGCTTCTACTGTTGCTGGACCTCCAGGTCCTGCTGGAACTCCTGGAACTCCTGGATCTGTTGGTCCTCCTGGAACTCCAGGTGCTGCTGGTCCTCCTGGACCTACTGGTGGTCCTCCTGGTCCCGAAGGTCCTCCTGGTCCTCCTGGTCCTGAAGGTCCTCCTGGTCCTGAAGGTCCTGCTTCTACTGTTGCTGGTCCTCCTGGACCTCCTGGTCCTCCTGGTCCTGAAGGTCCTCCTGGTCCAGCTGGTAATCCGTCTACTACTGTAGGTCCTCCTGGTCCTCCAGGATCAACTGGTTCGCCTGGTACTGAAGGTCCTCCTGGTCCTCCTGGTCCTGCTGGTGGTCCTCCTGGTCCTCCTGGTCCTGCTGGTGGTCCTCCAGGTCCTGCTGGTCCTCCTGGTCCTCCAGGATCAACTGGTTCGCCTGGTACTGAAGGTCCTCCTGGTCCTACTGGAAATCCTGGTCCTCCTGGTCCTTCTGGTGGTGCTAGTGTATCAGTTCCTATTGGTGCTATTATTTTATGGTCTGGATCAACATCAACTATTCCAACTAATTACGCTTTATGTGACGGTTCAAATAGCACACCAAATTTAACAGACAGATTTGTTATTGGTGCTGGTAGTGGTTACTCTGTTGGTTCTACTGGAGGTAGTGCTAACTCTGCTATAGGTTCACATACACATGATGCTACTACAACAACCAGTTTAACTGGTAGCAATCACACTCATACATTCTCTGGATCTGGAAATCATACTCATGATTTTTCAGGCAGTGCTTCTAATCATCAGCATGATTTTTCTGGATCTGCTAGTAATCATACTCATGATTTTACAGCAGGTGGATCTCATACCCATACATTCTCTGGATCTGGATCTCATACTCATACTGTAAGTGCTGGATCTCATACACATACATTCTCTGGTTCTGCATCACACACTCATAGTGCTAGTGGAAGTGGTGGTAGTCATACTCATAGTGCTACCTTTAGTGAAAGTGCTCATCAACATACATCTGCTATACCTTCTGGATCTCAAGGAATTGATACTGACAGTCATGGACATGATATGAGCATTTATCCTGGTGCTAGTAACTCTCTAACTTGGGGAGCAACTACTGGTGGTACTGTTTCTGTTGGTTCTGCCAATCCTAGTGTTTCTGTAAGTGTTGGTAGTGGAAGCGTTTCGATATCTGGTAATACAGGTAGTGCTTCATCTTCTGGTAGTACTGGTAGTGGAAGCGTTTCGATATCTGGTTCTACTGGATCTGGTGGATCTTCCTCTTCAGGAACTACAAGTTCTGCTGGTGCTGCTAGTATATCTGGTAGTACAAGTTCTGCTGGTGCTGGTTCTGTAACTGGTACGACTGATAGTGGTGGAAATGCTGTTTCTGGTACAACTAGTGCTACTAATGCTAGTATGACAGCCTCTTCTAGTACAACCGTTGCTTCGTTTGGTACTGGTGTATCGGGAGCTAATTTACCACCATATTATGCTTTGTGTTACATAATGAGGATAACCTAGTTTGCATAATCTAGATTCTTGTAGTATAATATGAGAAACGAGTGTGGTTATGAATGATTTAATTCAGGTTATAAAAGTTCTCAGTGAATCTGATCTAGAAATAGTTAATAATCATATTGATACTCTAGAATTTAATAAGTCTTCGGTTTTTAATTATAGTGATAATAAAACTGGTTCTGACATAAGAGAAGATGTTAGAACAAGTACTGGTACTACTCTTAATGAGAATCAAGAAGCAACTGTTTTATTACATAGTAAGATTAATGCTTCTTTAGAAGAATATTCTAGAAGAATTACTAATTATCATAAAAATTTTTCTTATTATCCTGCTCCCTGTGGTATAGATACAACTTGCTGGAGAGAAGGTATACAGATATTACAATATGTTGATGGGCAACAATATAAATTTCATCATGATTGTGCTACTGATCCCACAATACGAGAGTATGAAAGAAAAGTATCTGTAATTCTTTATCTTAATAGTGATTTTGCAGGTGGAAATACTGCTTTTCCTCATAGGACATATAAACCTAATGCTGGAGAAGCATTAATATTTCCTTCTAATTGGTGTTATCCCCATGCTGGAACACCAGTAACTAATGGTACTAAAAGAGTGGCAGTAACTTGGTACTATGTTGATCATGTACTACATAATAAGAGATAGGTAAAATTATGGGAATTCCAGTGGGAGATGATGAATATGTCGATAAGATAATTATCGATGTTTGTGCTAGAAAATTTTTATTGCGTAGTAGTAAAGGGACTTCTAGAAAAGTTGAATGTGAAACCACAGAACAGTTTATGGATGTTTTGGAGGTTATTACTAATCAGGCAGATCCAGATTTAATTGAGTACACTGATTTGGCAATTGTTGATTCATGAAAACTGATAAAGTTAAAGATGATGATTTGAAAAAAGAAAAGAATAAAGATATTAAAGAACAAACTGAAGAGGAGAAAGAGTTTATCAAGATTCATCGTCAGTTTGATCGCTAGGTTAAGTAACTAGCTAAATAGACCATAGGAACTTTTGGCCAAAAGTGGAGTAAGATGCCTTTAAATAAATTAGAGAATTTTATAAAGAATACTGAAGGACGTATTCTTTATGTAAACCCAAATGATCTTGACGCTACTGATGGTATCGAGAATCAAGGTAATTCATTAACTAAACCTTTCAAGACAATTCAGAGAGCACTGATTGAGTCTGCAAGATTTTCATATTTGGAAGGAAATGATAACGATATAACAGAAAAAACAACTATTTTATTATTTCCTGGTGAGCATTTAGTTGATAATAGACCAGGTTTTGGAATTAAAAGTGTTGCTGGAGATGCTAGAGCAGTAACTCCTAGCGGAGCTGTAAGTAATATTGGTGCTACAGAGACATTTACTCTAACTTTAAACTCTAATTTTGATTTAACACAAGAAGATAATATACTTTATAAGTTCAATAGTGTTCATGGTGGTGTTGTTGTACCTCGTGGTACATCTATTGTTGGACTAGATTTAAGAAAGACAAAAATAAGACCTAAGTATGTTCCAAACCCAACAGATGATGATGTACCAAATTCTGCTATATTCAGAATTACTGGTTCTTGTTATTTCTGGCAGTTTACTATCTTTGATGGTGATGAAACAACCCTAGTATATACTGATAATCAAGATTTTGGTTCTGCTAATCAATCTAAACCAACATTCTCTCACCATAAACTAACAGTATTTGAATATGCTGATGGAGTTAATAATATTGAGAGTTATCAATTAACAGACCTTCAAGTATATTATAGTAAGTTATCAAACGCATTTAACAGAGCATCAACTAGAGAGATTACTCAAAAGTTCCCAGTTAATACTGGAGGGTTTGCTCCACAAAGACCTGAGTTTGAAATTGTTGGTGCATTTGCTACTGATGATAAAGCAATATCAAGAATTATTGCTGGTGATGGTGCTACTGCTGGTAATTTAGTTACTGTAACTACATCTTTACCTCATGAAGTGTCTGCTGGAACACCTATTAAAATTAATGGTGTTAACGTAACAGATTTCAATATATCAACAAAGGTACAGAACGTAATAGATGAGAATAGATTTACATACTTACTTCCTTTTGTTAGACCAAATTTACCTGCTGGACCATCTGCTGGTTTAAGTGGTTCTGGTGCTTTTGTTTCTGTTGAGACTGATACTGTTACTGGTGCTTCTCCATATATCTTTAACTGTTCAATGAGATCAGTTTATGGTATGTGTGGTATGCATGCTGATGGATCTAAGGCAACTGGATTCAAATCTATGGTTGTGGCACAGTTTACTGGTGTTTCACTACAAAAGGATGATCGTGCTTTTGCTGAATATAATCCTACCAATAGGGGTTATGATAAGATTTCATATACAAAACAGACTGGAAATAAACTATCTTCAGAATCTTCATCATTAATTAATGAAACTGTTTATCATTTAAAATCAACTGCTGTTTATAGAGAGGGTTGGAAAAACATTCACGTTAGAGTTTCTAACGATGCTGTTATTCAGATTGTATCTGTTTTTGCGATTGGATACCATATGCACTTCCTCATGGAGTCAGGTGGTGATGCTTCAGTTACAAACTCAAACTCAAACTTTGGTCAGTTTGCTTTAGGTGCTGATGGATTCAAGAAGAGAGCATTTGATAAAGATAATAGAGGTTTCGCTACTAATATTATTGCTCCGAGAGCAGTAGTATCAGATAATTTTGAGGTAGAATGGTTACAGGTAGATAAAGATAGCACACAGAAAATATATGCTGCTTGTGTTAGTGGTAATAATAGTGATGGTACTAGCATTAACTTAAACGATCCTGCGGTTACACGTAAAAATCGTATATACTTACTAGGACAAACTAACCCAACTCTTCCACCTTCAGATATTGCTCAGGGATTTAGGATAGGTGCTAAAGTTAATGAGAAATTAGAAATTAATGCTGGTGCTTATTCTGCTACCATCTTTATGTCTAAAGGTGCAAAGCAAGTTGCGTCTTCTACATCCGAAAAGAAATATACATCTGTTTTCCACTCTGATCCTGTAAATAATGTAAATGATTCAATATATGTAATTGAGGATGTTGGTGGACATGAATTGATGAATGGTGAATCCATCAGAATCATTTCTGAATCTGGAAGATTACCTGAAGGACTAGATCCACATGCTGTATATTTTGCTATTACCAGCACTCAAGATAGTGATCTAGCTACCAATGAAATAAGAATAGCATCATCAAGAGCAAATGCTGAACTAGCTGATCCAGAGTACCTTAAAACTATTTCTGATCGTGCTTCTGGTGATTTAAAAATTCTCAGTAGAGTTTCTGATAAGAGGCCAGGTGAATTAGGACATCCACTTCAGTTTGATACTACAACTTATAATGGAGCATGGGATCTTGACAATCCATCTACATTAAGTGATAGAATTGGTGGTTGGTTTGTTCATGTTGATATGGATAATACTATCAATAAAGGATTGATAGGAAGTTCACTTTATAGTACTTATTATACTGGAACAGCACCAGCAGAACTTACTGGTGAAGAGATTCCATATATTGTTAGAAGGGATGATAGTAGAAGTCTAGATGAGAAATTATTTAAGGTTAGATATGTAGTACCTAAAGAGATAGTTGATGCTAAAGATCCTACAGATGGATTTATATTACAGGATTCTAGTTCAACTGGTGTTACTAGAATAGAAGATTTTGATAGAACTGAGATTGGAAATGGTAATGATCTTACTATACAACCAAATGATCCTGGTTATGAATTTGATAGAAACCTAAGATTCATAGCACATTTAAGTTATGATACTAATTCTACCATTGCTACAGTTAGATCTGACAAGACACATAATTTAAAGCCAAATGATCAAATTATTATTAGGGGTATTACAACAACCACTAATACTACAGGATTATTTGATAAAGAATTTAATGGAACTTTCAAGGTTGAAACTGTAATTGATGATAAAACTTTTACCTATAAGGTGAAGAAATTAGTTGATGGCGAACCTGTTGGTGAGACAATAATTGTAGGAACATATACAAATAGTAATCATGTTAGGAATACTGATCTTCCTAGATTTGAAAGAAACGATACAAAGCAGAATCTTTTCATCTATCGTGCTGAGACAATAACACCATACAAATATAATGTTCAAGATGGTGTTTATCATTTATTTGTTCTAAATGGTAATAATACTGTTGAGAAGGAATTTACTTCTGCAAAGTATAATCAGAGTGTTGTTGATCTTTATCCACAGTTAGATAGAGATAATACAGATGATAATCCTCAAGCATCTCAGTCATATGCTCAATTATTTCCAATAGGTCAAGTTTCAACTAATGATCTTAAGAAGAGTATAACCAGAGAGACTATTAATACATTTGTAGATACTTTTGGTATTAGTAATACAATCAACACTATATCAAGTAGTGTTACTAATCCTACTTTAACATTAAGTTCTGAACATCATTTAAATGGTTTAAGATATGTTGAAGATGGTGATATTACTAGTAATACTAATAACGCAGCACCTCATGTATCAGGTACTTATCATAATATCAAACTATTCTCTAGTTCAGTATCTCCATCAAGTGCTCCTTGGAAAGGTGCTACTGCTAAAGTAGTTGTAGATGATACAACAAAATTAGTTACTTCAGTAGAAATAATTGAAGGTGGATCTGGATATTCCGCAGGTGATGAACTATATTTTGATGCTTCTTCTGTTGCTAACGGAGGAATAGGTGGTGCACCTACTAATAGTAAGATTACTGTAAAGGCAGATCATATTTCCATAGTTAATGATATAAATTATCTACAAGTAACAGGTATAACAACTGGTACTGATGCTTATTATAGAATTCAATCAACACCTGATGAGAATCAAGTAAACATCCGCACACACGTTGATAATCCTACTATTCTACCTGGTCAGCAAATACTTGATCTAGGACCTTATTCTGAAGTTACTGGATTTGATCCTACAACTGATTCTGAGACTGTAGATAATGTTACGACTACTACATTTACTACTTCTACTCCTCATGGATTATCAGCAGGTAATCGTATTAGATTCCTCAATAAGGATGATAAGAATTTAGTTGATATTGTTGTTAGTGAAGTTAAGACTGATGCTACTGGTAATCCCACAATATTTACATCAATAACAACAGGAATTACACTTACGTCTACTGCTGCTAATGATGCTACAACTCCTAAGTATCTTCTTAAACATGGATTAGGTTCTCATGATGCTATATCTGGAAGAGCTGGCGAGAATCTAGGTACAAGAGGTGTACCATTCTTTGACCATGATACACTTCAGTTAGGTTCTATTATAGCAACTGAAGGTCAGTTCTTAGTCAATTTTGGTGATGGAACGGTAATTAATAGTGGAACTGCTGCACAAAAGTTATCTAAGAGAAGATCTGTTGAATCGAGATTCCCATTAGGATCTTATATTCAAATTGATAATGAAATTATGAGGGTTCGTAAGAAGTCTCTTGATGGAACTAACTTTGATAATCTAGTTGTAATTCGTGGTGCTTTAGGTACAAATATTGCTCCACATGATGCTAAATCTGTAATTAGGAAGATTAAACCATTACCTCTTGAGGTAAGAAGACCATCTATCTTGAGGGCATCTGGTCATACATTTGAATATCTTGGTTATGGTCCAGGTAACTACTCAACTGCTCTACCACAGATAACTAAGAGAACTCTAACTGAAAGAGAAGAGTTCTTATCACAGTCACAAGAAACATCTTGTGGTACTGTTGTTTATACAGGTATGAATGATAAGGGTGATTTCTACATTGGAAACACCAAGATTTCTGCTGACAGTGGTGAACAAGTAACATTTGATATTCCAATCCCAACTGTAACTGGTGAAGATCCAAGTAAGTTAAGTGTTATCTTTGATGAAGTTATTGTTAAAGAGAGAATACTTGTTGAAGGTGGAGCATCTAACCAGATACTTTCACAGTTCAATGGTCCTGTCACATTCAATGGAACGGTTAGATTTAGTAAGGATTTAACTGTCACTCAGAAATTAAAAGTTCTAGGTGTAGTTAATTTCCAAAATGAAAAAGATAATAGCTCAACAAATTGTGCTAGTGGTAGTTTAGATGCTGCTCTCAATGTTACTGGTGGTGTTGCTATTGGAAAGAATCTTTATGTATGTAAAGAGATTAAGACCTTCTCTAGTGAACAAGCAGTTAGTACTAGTTCTGGTGCATTAGTGGTTTCTGGTGGTATTGGTGTTGCTAAAAATGCTTATATTGGTGGACTTGCTTCTATTACTGGTAACACAACTATTGGTGGTACATTAGAAGTAACTAATGACACTACTCTTAAGGGTAATGTAACTCTTGGGGATGATGTTAGCACTGATACGGTAGCATTTAATTCTAAGATTAGCACTAATTTACTTCCATCAACAAGTGGTAAAACTATTGGTGACGCTACTGATAAATGGGGCAATATTTTTGCTTCTGATACTACTTTTGATTCTGTTAATATTGTTGGTACTACTCCTTCTAATAGCAAAACTTCAGGTGCTTTAAAAGTAGCAGGTGGTGTTGGTATTAGTGGAGATCTAAATGTCGGTGGTGATATTACTGCCTTCTCTGCTTCTGATAGTACATTAAAACAAAATGTTGTTGTTATTCCAAATGCTTTAGATAAAGTTAAAGCAATTTCGGGTAATACTTTTGATTGGGTAGAAGGTAGGTCAAGTAAGATTGGTGCTGATACTGGTGTAATTGCCCAAGAAATTCAAGCATTAGGATTGCCTGGTGTAACTACTGTTAGGGATCATGGTATTATCGCTGTAGATTATCAAAAACTTGTTCCTCTTCTAATAGAAGCAATTAAGGAACTTTCAACTAAGGTTGATGCTTTATCATAATAAATAACTAAAAATCATTATAAATGGCTAATATTACCAAATCATTTAATTTCCGTAATGGAGTCCAAGTTGATGATGACAATCTTTTAGTAAACCCATCGGGTCTGGTAGGTATAGGAACCACGGTTCCTACAGAGGCTTTAGACGTTAGGGGAGATTGTGTAGTATCGGGACTTGTAAGTTCTACTACTGCTAAATTTGGTACTCTTGAAGTTACTGATTTAAGTATCGGAACAAATGTTTTTGGTACTGATAGTATTATTGGTGCTGGAGTTAGTATAAATTCTGGAATTATAAGTGCTTTAAGTTCTGCTGGTGTTGTTACCTATTATGGTGATGGTGGTAAGTTAGATAATATTCCTACTTCTCAATGGAAAGATTTAAATATTGGATTAGGTTTTACCAGTATATACAATGAAGGTTTTGTTGGAATAGTTACTGGAGATCCAAGATTCGCTCTTCAAATTTCAGGATCAAATGATTTATCTAACTTTATTGATGGTGTAGGTATTACTTCTGAAGGTGGTATAGTTGCTACTGGTATAGTTACTGCAGGTATAGTTAAGTCACAGGCTTTTATAGGTAATGTTACTTCTGGTATTAGTACATTAGGAATTTCAACTGCTGATAAAATAGATGTTGCTGGTATAGTTACAGCACATGGTGGTTTTGATGGCGATTTAGATGGTAATATTGTTAGTGGAGTATCTACTATAACTCAAGTAGAATCAACTAATGTAAATGTTTCTGGTGTTGTAACTGCTACTACTTTTAAAGGTGCTGTTGAAGGTGGTGTAACTGGTAATTTAATTGGTAATGTAACAGGTCATGTTGCTGGTAATATAGTTGGTCTTGCTGCTACGATTAATGGTCCACTATCAGTAAGTGGTGATATTACTGGATCTACTGAAGTAAACACTGTAAGAGTAGTTTCTTCATCTTCTAATCTAGGAATTACAACTGTAAGTACGTTAAATATAACTCAGAAATTGGGTATTGGTATTCCTGCACCTGCTAATAATATTGACATATACAGTTCAACAGATACTACAGCAGGTTTTATTGGAAAAGAGAAGTCGGTTATTCTTTTAGGTCAAAGAACTGCTACTGGAATAGGTGAGAGTGTTACTGCTCTTAGATTTGGTGCGAGTGATAAATCATTCGAGATAGTGAATGGAGACTGTGGAGACATTACTAATGTTTTACATGGTGGTACATTTGTTGGTGCTGCTAATACAGGATCATTTAAGTGGTTATATGGTCAAGGTAATTCTAACTTGATGACACTTACTTATGACGGTAAGTTAGGTATCGGGAAAGCAAATCCAGAGACTGCATTGGACGTTGTTGGTGTAGCTACATTTGCTAATTCTGTTAGAGTTGATGGAAGTCTTACCGTTAATGGAACAATATTCGGTGATGGATCTGGAATATCAAATATAACTCTTCCAGCGATTATTAATAATACTAATCTTAATACTACAACTGGAATCTCAACACTTAACGCATTACAAGTTGCTGGATCTATTGGAGTTAATACCGTAGCGATTGGTACTGCTATAGAAAATGTTGGAAATGGTATTGGTGTTGATGCTCAACGTGATACCGCACTATTCTTGAGAGTTGGTATTGGAACTACTTTACCTGGTACTTCATTGGAGGTGAAGGGTGGATTATTTGGTAACATGCCAGGTAATGTAAGTACAGAAACTCTTGTTGTTGGTAAAACATTAACTCAATGTGCTGTTGATTTTTCTGATGCTGGTAAGGATTTACAGGGAGTAAGTGCTGGTAGATATTTCATGCTTCCACCCAAGATAACTACAACTCAGAGAAATAATATAACGTCAGGTAATCTCTATCCAGGTGCTATAATTTACAATACTACCACAAATAAATTACAAGTTTATAACAGCAGTTCATGGGTTGATTTACATTAATGTCTATTTCTGTAACCAAAACTGGTCCATATTTTGCTTCGGGTGAAATAAAATGGAGTGCGATGAGATCCAACTGTAAGGAATCTTCTAGTGGATCTATTTCTGCCTCAGAACTTTTTCAGAATACCAATATTAGAGATATAAATCCAATAGTACCTCATTGTACTGAAAATAATCAGGTTACAGATGAATTTACACTTAGTAGTGGTAAGTATCTATTTTCTGGAAATGCTACTGATTGGAAAGCATCTTTGATGCGAAATTTTGTAAAACGATATACTGCAAATCAGTCAGGAATAGATTCTAATCTTGATCTTGGTTTATATACTTCTAGTGGTAATAAAGGTCTTGATTGGGATGGTCAAGGTGTTGCTGATGCTGCTGGATCAGTTAATGGAAATTACACTAGAAATATTCAAAAAATAATAAACATTACTGGTAGTGCTAGTTCTACTGATTCTGGAAATAATGGTGAACCTGGTGGAGGTGGTATAGGAAACGAGAAAGAACCTGCTTGTAGATTGGTTCTACCCAATCCAATGAAAGGAATTAATATAAGACTTAATAATAGTGGATCTATTATTGGTGCTGGTGGTAAAGGTGGAAATTATACTTCATGGCAAACTAATAGTGATCCAGGTAAAGATGGGGGTACAGCATTACAAGTATTCCATGAGGGTTCTGAAGTTCCTACTATAATAAACAATACTGGTCAAATATTTGGTGGCGGTGGTAGTGGTGAGCAAGGTGCTATGGGATTTCCTGGTTCTGCAGGACAATGTACTTCATCTGGATCATCTACTAGCATATACATTGGAGGTTTTTATGATACATGTAGTGGAGGTGGTGCTGGTTGTAGTGCTGGTGATAGTACCGTTGGAACTGTTTGTTTTTGGCAGATAGATTGTGATGGTGATGGAACTTTTGATGGTAGTATTTGTGCTACTTGGTGCGAATCTACTACATATTGGACTAATAATTATGGATCTAGTACAACTCCACAACCAGGTATTGGTGGTGCTGGTGGAAATGGTGAAGGAAGTGGTCAACCTAGACAAAATGGTTTCCAAGGAACTAATCCAGTTCAGGCATCATGTAGTTCTGGTAGTTTAGAAGGTGGTCAAGTAGCAACTGGTGGTGGTGCTGGTGGTAATGGTGGTGCTTATGGTCAACCTGGATCTTCTACAACAGGAATTCCTGGTGATGGTGGAAGAGGTGGTGCTGCTATTTGTGGAAAGAATTATACTGTTACTGGATCTACTGGTGGTACAAATATAATGGGTACTGTTGGAAACTTATGTGATGGTACTCCTGCTCCTATAATAACTCAACCAGGTCCCCCAGTTATTACTGTAGGTATGCTTAATGGAAAGAATAAGCACGTTAGATTTAATAGACCAGCAAACTTCTTACATGTAACATCTAGACATCCAAATGATCCTGAAGATGATACAAAATCTGGTGGTAATGTTGCTTTCATTCTTCGAGATATATGTAATGACAAAGCAATGCGTGATTATGCATTACGAGATTTGGTTATCTATGATAAAGATAATACATCACAAGAGATATTAAGATGTAGTTATAATCATCCTAGTACAACTGATCATGAATTAGATCTTGCACCAGGAAGTTATCCTCTGAAATGGATTGGTTTAAATCCTTATAATACTGCTACGGCTCCTTTTGGTTATGATATAAACAATGACACTTATGTTCCAGATGATAGGAGTGGATTTGGATCTGATCCAACGGAACCAAATCATAATCGTAGAAATCCTGCCGTAATAGTTAATAATGACCAGCAAATAGATCTGTGGGATACAACAAATCCTGATATTAATAGAAGATTTATATTGTTACCTGAAGCTGGTGGAACTTCAAATATTCAACTTTGGGAAAGATCTTGGGATACAAATAGAGGTCATAATAATGCTACTGATTTCCCTGCCATTAATAATCTTTGGCATCAATATATGAGAGATCTAGCAGTCACTACAAGTAATATTGATACACAAACAAGTGCTTCATTTGGAAGTGATGATTATGTCCAAGACGGTATATGGGAATTTAATGTTGATCAAGGAGCAACAGGAGTCTATACAATAAAAGTTAGATCAGATAACAATGCCAAGTTTTATTGGGGAGTAACTCCAGATATAACACCTAGCAATGCATTAGGTTTTATGGAAACTACACCATTCGATAGTCATGGTGCTAATTTTGGTATAGGAGAAGCACCTACAGGATTTACTGAACTAGGTCGTATTTGGCCATACTCAAGTGAAGGTGGAAATGGTCAGACAAATTGGTTTAATGGTTGGTCGAGACAGTTAAATGCTTCTGGACAACCAAATCAGGGTTGTACCTACTGGCAATTAAATTTAACTAATGTAGGAAAAATATATTTGTTAATTAGATTAGTTAATCAACCTATTAATAACCCATCTGATCCTGCTGATAATGATGCTTGGGCAACCAACCCAAATGGAGTTGCCTTCGAGGTCTTTAATCCTAGTGGTAGTGTAATTGCTAGATCTACTGATATATTAGATAAGTATGGTACTTTTGGATTACCCGAAGTACAATGGAGTGTTACTAATGTATCTCATGGTGTACCACCAGATTATATGCAGGGAACTTCTATGGCTCTAACTTCAACTGGAACTAAATCAGAATTTCTCTCAGATAATGTCTTTAATGATAGTGTTCCTGATGCTTCCTCTGGTACAGCAACAATGAAACCACAATGTAACAATGATGGAACTGTAGTAACAGGAGGAGTTACTAAAGGTATGGAATATAAGTTCGTGGCAAATAATACAAATAATGGTGTCAATACAGATGAGAAGACGATTATAATAAACTGATGTAATTCTCAAATAATATACATACCTTTGTATGGATTGTACGAGAAGCTCTATAATTTCTTAAAGAACCAGTGGCAGAACTGTCACAAGACCCCCTCAAGGGGGTTTTTTAATGCTATAATATATTCAACTGAGAAACATTGATGCCATTACGTCCACACCAACTTGATGCTCTGGATGCTATGGCAAACCATAATAAGGGGCAAATCATCGTACCTACAGGTGGTGGTAAAACCATGTGTATGATTGACGATACTGAAAGATCAGGTGGTACTACTGTTGTAGTCGCACCACGCATACTATTAGCAGAGCAACTATCATCTGAGTTCCTAGAACAGATTGATAATGTATCTGTGATGCACGTACACAGTGGTGAGACACCCCATTACTCTTCAACTAAGTCAGATGATGTTGCTGATTGGGTTTTTCTTAACAGACTATTTGGTAAGAGAAGTTTAATCTTTACTACATATCATTCATTACACAGAGTACAACAATCAGGTATTCCTGTAGATACAATTTACTTTGATGAGGCACACAATAGTGTTAATAGGAACTTCTTCCCTGCTACTAAATTTTATGGAACTGGAGGTGCTAGTAGGTGCTTTTTCTTTACTGCTACTCCTAAGCATAGTCTTACTATCCAAAAAGCTGGAATGAATGATAGAGAGGTGTATGGTGATGTTTTGATTAATGTACCAGCACCTAAGTTAGTTGATGAAGGTTATATTCTACCACCTAAAGTTGAGGTGTATAAGAGTCGTTTACTTAGAAAGGATGAGATCTATTCTGAGGTAGAGTCAGAGCATATGATCGGTGCTATTGATAGATTAGAAGTGGATAAGGTTCTTATCTGTGCTAAGTCTACCAAGCAAATCACTGGTCTTTTATCTGAATCTGACTTCTGTTATGAGTTAAAGATGCGTGGTTATTCTTGGATGACTATCACATCAAAGACAGGTGCTATTGTCAATGGTCATAAGGTAGGTAGAGATGAGTTCTTTGAGACTCTTAATGCTTGGGGCAAGGATGATAATAAGAAGTTTGTAGTTCTGCATCACAGTATATTGGCAGAAGGTATTAATGTAAAGGGATTAGAGGCAGCGTTGTTTATGCGTAATATGGATTACATTACTATCTCTCAAACGATTGGTAGAGTAATTCGTTTGGGAAATGAGTATAAAACACATGGCAAAGTCTGTGTTCCTGTGTATAATAATGTTGGGATCTCTACTGCTCGTAAGGTTGAGGCAGTTGTTGATACTGTATTCAAGAGGGGTGAACCTGCTATTTCTGTTATCACACGATGAACATCTTTGTAACTAATCCTGATCCACATAAGTCTGCTACTGAGTTACCTGACAAACATGTGGTCAAGATGCCATTAGAGACTTGTCAGATGCTCTCTATCATATACTCTAAGTGGTATTATGATTGGGGTAAGATACACAAGAAAGATGGTACTGCCTATGCTACAGAGAAGGGTGCTTTCCGTAATCATCCATGTACTCAATGGGCAGCAGATAGTATATACAATACGGCATGGTTGATTCAACATGGATGTGCATTATCTGATGAGTATTCCTATCGTTATGGTAAAGTACATGGATGTGCTGATGCCTTATTTGAGGCAAAGAAAACATTTCATAGATGTGCTGGTGAGGTCATTACTTGTCATTGTATGGTAGAATCATTCACAAGGGCAATGCCTGATGAGATCAAAACTGATAGAACTATTGATACCTTTACTGCCTATCAAAAGTATATCAACACTAAACCTTGGGTAAAGGATAACTACCTACGCAAACCTGAACGCAAACCTTCTTGGATTCAATGAGAGACACAATTCTATTTGGTGACTGTAGAGACACCCTCAAACAGTTTGATGAGAAGGCGAGGATGTGTGTTACATCCCCACCTTACTATGGATTGAGAGATTATGGTGGAGAAGATTCGCAGATAGGGCAAGAGCAGACTCCAGAAGAGTTTATTGATGAGTTAGTCAAAGTATTCAGAGAGGTGAGAAATGTGCTTACAGATGATGGAACTTGTTGGGTTAATGTTGGGGATAGTTACTATAATTACAGGCCAGGTAGAGGACAAGGATTGGTTAAACAAACAGTCTCAAATACTAAACAAGACTTACCAGATGTGTGTCCTCGTAGAGGAAATAGACTCGAAGGACTCAAAGAAAAAGACCTCATTGGAATCCCTTGGATGTTCGCCTTCGCAATGCGAGCAGATGGATGGTATTTGAGACAGGATATTATATGGCATAAACCTAATCCAATGCCTGAGAGTGTAAGAGATAGATGCACTAAGTCGCATGAGTATATCTTTTTGTTTAGTAAGAACAAGAAGTATTTTTATGATAATGAAGCGATTAAGGAACCAGCAAAGGATTGGGGAACCAGAGATAGAACTAAAGGTAAGTATCATAATGAAGGAACTGGATTGCAACCACACTCAGGATTGAGTAAGAGTTATCCTAAAAAGAATAAGAGATCAGTTTGGAGTGTAACTAATAAACCTTACAGGGGAGCTCACTTTGCTGTATATCCACCCGATCTAATTGAACCTTGTATCAAAGCAGGGAGCGAAAAAGGTGACATTATATTAGATCCATTCATGGGAAGTGGAACGACTGCTATGGTGGCAAAATCACTAGGTAGAGACTACATTGGATGTGAATTACATGAGGATTATGGTAATCTAATTCAGAAGAGAGTAGAAGAATATCAACCAGTTGCGGAAGTGACACAATCACCTTTACTTGATGCTATAAATCAGGTATAATAAGTTCATTCAGAGGAACCCCCAATGCGTTGTAAAGTTCAACTCTATGTTGCTGGTACTGTCTTTAATGAAGAGGTAGTAGCAGTCGATTATCAAGAGGCAAGACAAGTTGCTCTTGCAAGAAACCCTAATGCTAGGGTTGTTTCTGTAACTGCGGTATTTTAAATGGTATTAGAATATGTTGGAGATCTCTTTGATTACAAACCAAAGGTATTAGAACTTCTTAAGAGAGATGCTTACAAGAAGGGTGAATTTACACTTTCATCTGGACGTAAGAGTGAGCATTATGTAAACTGTAAACCTGTAACATTAAATGGTAAAGGTCTAACATGGGTATCATGTATGATCTTTGAACATATTGACACTGATGTTGTGGCAGTTGGTGGACTTACACTAGGTGCTGATCCATTAGTTTGTGGTGTTGCTGCAGTTGGATTTAATGCTTCTACAGGAAAACTTAATCTTGATGCCTTGATAGTTCGTAAAGAACAGAAGGGGTATGGTGCTAATGCTTGGATTGAGGGCAAACTGCCACCAAAAGGATCTAAAGTAGTTGTACTTGAAGATGTTACTACTACGGGTGCTTCTGCTGTTAAAGCAGTAGAGAAGTTGCGTGAAGCTGGTTATGTGGTGGATCGTATTATTACCATAGTAGATCGTCAGGTAGATGGTGAGGCAGACACTAACGTACTTGCTGCTAAATGTGAACTTATTAGCTTATTTTCTTTGGAGGAACTATACACATGATATTAACACAGAAAGTTATTGATGAAATCCAAGTTGCAATGCGACACACCAAAAAGAATGGTGATCTTAATTGGCAAAATGGAGATGAGATTGAGGTTCAACTTGCTGGCACATTCGCAGCAGATAAGTTCATAGTTATTAAGAACAAATCTAAAGATCCTGTTGTATCTACTCCACCACATCCTGATTTTGACTATGAGAAAAAGGAGTGGAAAGGTGGATCTAATTCATTAGGAAGATCAGCAGGGCATAATCTATGAGTAATGAACCTCTAACTTCTTACGAAGAGTTTAACTTATGGTTACAGAGTTGTCCATCAAAAGTAAAAGAATATGAGTATAAATCAGATTCTATTGTTATTACATTTGAAATGAAACTTCAGGGGGATCATGGGTAGTAGAACACCTTCAGATTATCGCAAATTTTATCATTGCCCTAATCCAAAGAAACTATCTCCTAACGGTGGACAACCCGAAGGATATGTGAATAAGGATGGCACATGGGCAGCAATTCCAATTATAGGAAGTGAAACTAAGTTGTGTATTATTCACAATGGAGAACATATGCACACAGCAAGGAATTACAAGGATGCAATGTCATACATAAAGAAACAAATTTCTATTGAGAAGAAACTCAAAAAGAAAGGTTCATTGGAGAAGTTTTTATGAGTGAAGATCAAACACCACTTGAAACGTGGAATCGTGCCAAAACTTTATTATTAGAGTCATTGTATAAACCTGACCATCAACTGAGAAGTTGTGCTTACAATCAGGAATGTAAGGATGAATTGATAGCAATAAGAGATCAGGTGATTGATATGGTTCAATCAATGCCCAATCCTCATGTAGAACCATTGCCATTTGGTAAGAAGAATAGTCATGTAGAACCTACCATTAATACACCACATGGTGATATTAGCGAGACTCTAATGAGTGGAGCATTAGGAGATTATTATATGACAGAGAAGAGGGAGTATTAATTATGACTGAAAAGATTGACACTCAAGGAATGAGTGGTGATGCAGTTGAAGGATGTACGGATAATGTATATCCTCACGATGAAAATGGAGATCCTATTCTTCCAAAAGCTGAGTTTAAAGAACTACCTATCTTTGATACTAAAGAGAGAGCAGAGTTAAAGGAGATTATGCTAGAAGCATTAAAAGAGTATCATAGTGTACCTGATTGGCAGAGGAGACACCCTCATTGGACTTTAGATCAGTTTCAAGAATGACTAAGAAACATAGTTATACTAATCCAGAAGATAAGTTTGATGCTGCTTATGTTGAGGCACAAGTTACTGAAGGTAAGAAGTATTATGATGAGCAAGGATGGGAGACCACCCCACCCATTTCTGATAGAGAATGTATCTTTCGGTGTTTAGAGAACTGTATCAATCTTGCTGGACTTGATAAGAAACAAGTCATGAGATTAGCAGAAGACTTTAAGACTAAAAAAACAGAGTTTGTAAGAAACGAGGAGTATCCAGTATTATGAATCTTGATTCTATTATAGTTAGTGATTTTTTAGATGATCCCGATAAGGTCAGAGAATCTTTAATTAAACAGAATGTTGAGTTTGTTATTGATATGCCTGAAAAATTTCCTGGTAAAAGAACTCTAAGGGCAGATGAAGGTTATCAAAAAATGGTGGAGGAAAAGTTGGATAAAATTCTTCCATTTAAGTGGGAAATGGATATGAGTTCATCAACTTATTGTTTTCAATTATGTTTAGAAGGTGATGAGTCGTGGATACATGTAGATCCGACAAAATGGGCAGGTATATTATATCTAACTCCTGATGCACCTAAAGATTCTGGTACTGTAATTTATATTGAAGATTATGATAAGGTCATGGGAGAAACTATTAAAAAAGTTAAAGAGACTGGAGATAATTCTTTATATACAAGTGTGAGGAATGAAAATGAAATAACTACAGTAGTTGGTAATGTTTATAATAGATTATTATTACTCAGAGGATATTATTTACCACATAGAAGTAATATTTCTGGATTTGGAGATTGTTTGGAAAATGGTAGATTAACACAAGTATTTTTCTTTGATGAGGTAAAATGAGACTAGGAATTATGTGTTCTGGCAACGGAACCAACTTCGAGAACATAGTTACAAATCCATTATGTAGTAAGCATGAAGTTGTGTTGATGATACACAACACTAAACAATGTGGTGCTGTCGCAAGAGCAGCAAAGTTTGGTATTCCTCATGTAAGAGTACCACATAAAGATGAAGATCACATGATAGATCTCTTTGAAGCATGGAGAGTAGATCTTATCATACTAGCAGGATATATGAGAGTATTAAAGAATCCATCTAAGTTTCCATGTCCTATCATTAATGTTCATCCATCATTACTTCCTAAGTATAAGGGATTACATGCTGTTGAGCAAGCAATGGAGTCAGGAGATCTTGTTAGTGGGTGTACTGTTCACTATGTGAATGAAGAATTGGATGGTGGTGAGATAATAATGCAAGGTGAGGTTCCAATATTACCAAACGATAGTGTAGAAACATTAACTAAAGCTATACAACGGAAAGAATATGCTATACTACCAGCAGCTATTGATTCATTACAATAAATAATCATACCTATTAGGTGTTTTTATGCTATCCACTCAATACCGTTTAAGGTTGGAAGGAATATGTAAAGATATTGCTTCAGGGAGAGAAGTTAGTCTGGATGATATGATCTGGGCAAATAAGTTATCAAAAGCAAATACCGCAGCAAGAGGTATGTTAAACACTGCAAGAAAGATGAATCAGACACCTGAAGATTCTTTTCTGAATAGTTTGAATTTAGGCGACCCCGATTCAAACAATCACCGTAGGGGTTTTGGAGATCCACAAGATGTTGTGGACTGGTTTCATCAAGATAGATCGGACGATTGGAGGCAACGTGACTAAAATGGCAAGAGGACAAAAATTGAAATTGACAGATATTATCTGTAGAATCATTACAACTGATGGAACAGTTGATCTTAATGAGAGAATATGGATGAATAAGTTATGTGAGAGTAATGAAGAGGCAAAGCAATTAGCTGGTGCTATGCTCTGTCCAGACTTTTATGATCCCGATGGGATAGATCCTGCCTTCTACTAGGCATAAATTTTTGTTACAAAGTAGTTGTTGATACAGACACATTTGTAATAAATAATTGGGAGAATTAGAGGGAACAAGATGACCTGAAACTCCTATATCATGTAGTTCAAATTGTAGTTTACGGAGTTTTTATGCACAACTTAATACCACATAATCAACTGTCATCTGAAGATGACCATGATGATTTACTAGCGGAATACTACGAGTGCTTAATTGACTGCGAAGACACTGCTTCAAGTTGTAAACGTATCTGTAGGGAGGTTTTAGTTTAGATCTAAACGTACACATTTCTATTCTAACATGACAATTCACACACATCCACCTTAAATAGTTTCAAAAAATCAAATAATCAGAAAACCCTTGACAAATATTGTCAGGGGTTTTATAATATAAAAAAGTATTTTTATAATGAGTGATATTAGGGTCTATGATAACTTTGTAAGTGAGGAAGAGTTTCTTCCTATACATCAATATTTTGTAGATACTAGAACTGGTTTCAATGGTGAGAGTGTTCCTTGGTATTGGGTAGATGGTGTTAATAAATTTGGTGATGGTAGATTTATGTTTGTAAATCTCTGCTATGGCAATCTTCAGATTGTAAATCATACCATGTTTCAGGTTTTGGTTCCTATTCTAATGAAAATAGATCCATTGTCATTAACTAGGATTAAAGCAAATTTAACTGTAAGGGATGATACACCAGTTGATGATAGTCATTATCATACAGATGATAACTATTGTAATTGTGTAGAGGATGGTGGTAAAGGAGAAGATGCTACCATGACTACAGCAATTTATTATGTAAATACAAACAATGGAGGTACGCAATTTAAAAATGGTGAACAAGTTAATAGTGTTGCTAATAGATTAGTTGTATTTCCTTGTCACATGTATCATGCACCTATAGGGCATACTGATGAAAAAAATAGAATTGTAATTAATTTTAATTATTTTCATTCTCAAACAGGTATTTAATTATTAGGAGACTATGTTATAATGTACGAACAAGCATTGTTAGAAATGAATAACCCATTAAGTTCGGTTAAAATGGTAAGAGAATCGTATTCTAGGTACTTACAAAAGAACTTTACTGAAGTTCAGGTACAGTTTAGAGATGAGGAACCAGCGTGGATACCTTATGATACACTACTAGCAATTAAGGAAAATGAAGTTGAATTTCAAAGGAGAGTAAAAAATGGAAATGCATAATGATGATGATTGTATCCCATGTACTACAACAGGTGTAGAATTACATTTTGAAGACAAACATTGGTTAGCATTAATAGAGCGTGGTGTTAAGGGTCTGGGTGGTGATATGAATACCCTTACTTGTTATGACTCTAAACAACAATGGAAGAAACTAGAAATTATCTATGATGTTAAGGATAAAACATGAAGAATACTATTAGAATTGCTGGAGCTCAAATACCAATTAAAGATAATGACATTCAATTTAATAAGAATGAGATTTTCAAGGCATTGGATTGGGCAAAGGAAAATGCGGTTGATTGCTTATTAACACCAGAAGGATCTTTATCAGGATATGGTTCTTGGTGGATGTCAAAGATGGAAGAATTGGAGGGTTCTTTATTAGAAGTTGAAGATTATCAAAAGAAGGTTGGAGTTGAACTACATTTAGGAACACTTTTACAAAATAGAGAACATATAGGATTTGTAAATAGAAATCATATTAGACATTATGGGAAGGATGGTAATTTATATGGATTATCCAATAAAACATATATTGTACCTGGTGATGGTGCATGTCTTAATTCAACTGCTGGAGGATTAAGTCCACTATACCCATTTAATATGCCTAATGTAACTAAGAATGACGGTCAACCATATCAAATTCTTGGTATGGTGTGTAATGATATGTGGGGATCTAGTAAAGATACACATAAAGATGATGTTCCTGATATGGCATTAAATGAAATGCTAGTAGAAAGAAAAGTAGATCTTGTATTTCATGCTACAAATAACTATAAGTTTCCACCACAAATGATTGTTGAATCTCCATATATGAAAGAAACTTTTGATATGTGGCATGAGAGTCATTTAAGGATGACTGCATGGGGAGCGTGTTCAACAATATTAACTGTTGATGGGTGTACTCCTTGGGCATGGGATGGTGATGAAAATGAGTATAATACTTATGAGTCAGGATCTCAAAGTGGTGTTATAACTGGTTTAGGTGAGAGAGTGGTTGGTGTTCCAAGAACAGGAAGACAATACTTTCATTATGATTTGGACATTAATGCTAGAGAGAAAAACATACTGAGACATAATGCTTATAATAGTAAAGTAATGGATTTAAAGGATGATGCCAAATCAAGAATCATTACAAATTAAGTATGAATCACAGATAGATTCTTTCACTTTTATGTGGGAGGGTGAGATGAAGTATTTTCGTGATTATGAAGGTGCTGAAGATTGGATTCTATTGAATACTGCAAGACAGAATGAATATAATAGAAACTGATTATGGAATGACTTATGTTCCTTTCATCAATACTGAATTAATATCACCCTTTGCTCCAGAGTGGAGATTTTACATAGCAGAGAAGATTCTATCAAGGATAGATTGTAACAGATTAAAGAATTATCTTTTGAGTAAACAACCAGAGATTCTTGCTATAAAAGATAAACTTACTGATGCTGGAACTGGATTGGGTAATGATAGTACAACTGCCAGATTCAGATCATATAATGTAATGACATGGGATCAACCTGATATTAACATATTGAAGGAGGAGATTTCTATCATGCATGATAACTACTATAGGGATATAGTTGATAGACCAACACCAGAGGTTTCACTTGGTGGGTGGATGAATATTATGAAGAAAGGTGATAGAATTAAGAGACATAATCATGGATTCTTAGATAATACTTACATAAGCGGTCATTTTACTGTTTGTTGTGACAGTACCAGAACTGTATATACTAATCCTTATGAACATTGGGATGAGTTTGAATTATTAAAAAGAGTTGAGGAGTATGGTCTGGAATTTAATCATTCATTATATGCCTCTAAGAATACTGCAGGTCAATTAACATTATTTCCAGGATATATTCCACACTTTACTACAGAACATAGATCTGATAGTGATAGAATAACATTAGCATTTGAAATCATACCAGAATATGAAACCATTATTTAAATTAAGAGAAATTGCTTGGGCAATAGTGTCTGAGGTAGAGGATTGGTTATATCCTTATCGAACTGATGATACAGAACCATTATGGGCAGAGAAAGATGTTGATGATGATAGTGTAGTAACCTATATGAAAGCACAAATGGATGCTAACAACGATAGGATAGATCGACTACAATCTGAGATGCTTTATG